ACCGACAAGGTGGCGACCGATGCGGCGGCCGCGGCAGCCAACGCCTTGACGGTGGCCAACACCAAGGCGGATGCCTCGGCAGTCAACAGCCTGACCACTCGCGTCACGACGGCGGAAGGGACGATCAGCAGCCAGGGCACGGCGATCACTGGGCTGACCAACAGCCTGACCACCACCAACACCAACGTGACCGCCGCGCAAACCGCGGCGAACGCGGCAAACACCTTGGCCGGTGGCAAGGGCAAGGTACTGGTGCAGACCGGTGCCCCGGCGGCGGCCGATCAACTGGCGCAGAACCTGTGGATCGACATCACCGGCGGGGCGAACACGCCCAAGCGCTGGACCGGCTCGGCGTGGGCGGCCGTCACCGACAAGGTGGCGACCGATGCGGCGGCCGCGGCAGCCAACGCCTTGACGGTAGCCAACACCAAGGCGGATGCCTCGGCGGTCAGTGCGTTGGATTCACGCGTCACCAGCGCAGAGGGAACGATCAGCAGCCAGGGCACGGCGATCACCGGGCTGAACAACAGCCTGACCCGCGTGGGTGACAACTCGCCGACCAAGGTCTACCAGAGCCTGTTCACCGCTCTGTCGGTGGACACCTGGAAGCTGACCACCGCCGCTGGGCCGACCTCGTCGTTCTCGAACATCGCGGGCAACACCAGCGGTGCCACCCTGACTCTGGACGGCGGCGCCACCAACAGACACTGGTGGGGCGCGTCCACCAAGCTGATCCGCTTCGACCCGACTCGTCTGTACAAACTGACGATGCGGGTTCAGCAGATCTCGTACCCGGGCAGCACACAGCCAACCCTGATCGCGGGCCTCGACTGCTACGCAGAGGACGGGGTTACCCGCATCAACACGCTGGGGGCGAACAGCTCCAGCTCCAGCCACTACGTCTTGACCGGCGGCGCCTTCCCGGCGGTGGGCACTTGGGTGGAGTACACCACCTACGTGAAAGGCTACACGATCGGTGGCGAGAACGGCGGCGCAGGTTCCGGCACCGTCGCTGTACCGAAGCGGCTGAAAACCGGCACTGCCTATTTCTCTCCGATGATCATCACCGGCTACAACGGCATCGGCGGCGTGATGGCGATGGACTTCTACACCGTAGAAGACATGACTGATCAGGTGCAGATCGACGCGACCTCGGCCGCGTTGTCGGCGCTGGATTCGTCGGTGACACAGCAAGGCGCGACCCTTACCAGTCAGGGCAGCAGCATTACGTCGCTGTCCAACAGCCTGACCACCACCAACACCAACGTGACCGCGGCGCAAACCGCGGCGAACGCAGCGAACACCTTGGCCGGCGGCAAGGGCAAGGTGCTGGTGCAGACCGGTGCCCCGGCCGTTGCCGATCAGCTGGTGCAAAACCTGTGGATCGACATCACCGGCGGGGCGAACACGCCGAAGCGCTGGACCGGCTCGGCGTGGGTGGCGGTGACCGACAAGGTGGCAGCGGATGCCGCCGCGGCCGCGGCCAGTGCCTTATCCGTGGCCAACACCAAGGCGGACGCCTCGGCGGTCAGCAGCCTGACCACTCGGGTCACCGCGACCGAGGGACAGGTTACCGCCCAGGCGAACAAGCTGGATGGCATTTATGTTCAGGTAAACCCGGCGCTGGCTGGCGATGCAGCGGGGTTTGCCGGTTCGACCGCCAGTTTTGTCGGCGTTTGGTCCGAGCAGTCGGCGCGGATTGAGGACGGTGTTGCGCTGGGTCAGCGGATTGATGTCGTCAGCGCTTCTGTTGGCGAGGTTAGTGCGGCGATCCAGACAGAAACTACCGCGCGCGCATCAGCCGATTCCGCCCTCTCAAGCCAGATCACAACGGTGCAAGCCGTGGCTAATAGTGCCTCGGCAGCTGTTCAGACAGTGTCTCAGGCTCAGGCGTCCACGGATGGCAAGCTGGGCACCATGTGGGCCGTGAAGATGCAGGTCAATGCCCAAGGCCAGTATGTGGCGGCCGGTATCGGTCTGGGTATCGAGAACGGCCCGGCCGGCTTGCAAAGCACCTTCTTGGTCAGCGCGGATACGTTCGCCGTGGTCAATGGCATCAACGGCACGCTGTCTTCGCCGTTTGCCGTGACGGGCGGACAAGTGTTCATTCGCTCGGCCTTTATCCAAGACCTGTCGCTGTCGTTCGGCAAGATCAGCGACAACATCCAATCGGATAACTACGTGGCCAATAGCACGGGCTGGAAGCTGAGCAAGGCCGGCGGCATGGAATTGAACTCAACGGTGGCCGGCCAAGGCCGGGTGCAGGTCACCAATCGGGCCGTCAAGGTCTGGGACGCTAACGGGGTGCTGCGGGTGCAGCTGGGGGATCTATCGGCATGAGTTTCGGGATGAAGATATGGGGCGCCGATGGGGCGCTCCAGATGGATGAAAACTCATTCACCATGCGTGTGGTGATGTCGACACTGGTGACTTTTCCAACCGCCGGCAAGACGAATCAGGATTTTCCGGTACCGGGTAGTGACGCAACAAACTCGGTGGCCATCGTGATTCCCGTTGGCCCCTACAACGAAGGCAGCGCTCGGCAGTTTGAAACTGAAATGCTGTCGGGAGTGGCGCGGGTGTACAACCACACGCGCACGTTCGCCGCCAGCCTATCCACCAGCGGGACCATGCGTTTGATGGTCATACGGTTTGCCTGATGAGTTACGGACTGAGTTTTATCAACAACAACAATCAGGTGGTGATCGACTCCGAGTTTGCTCGCCTTACGGTGATCTGCAGCGGCCGCTATGCGCCGACGCAGGAATCAGGGTTGGGCTCAACCACGTACTTTCCCCTGGTGATTACCAGTGCTGAGCCGCCGCTAGTGTTCTGCCGGCCCGACACCGGCGGAATCGCCGGGCTGACGGCCATGCAGGTGATCGGCTCGGCCGGTAACTGGACCGGGTTTTATGTGCGGGCCTATGACGTCAACACCAACCAACCGAACGGGCGGTACTTTGCCGCCACGTTCGGCGCACAACCGGTGTCACAGTTCGGCCTTCGCTTATGGGATGGGACGAGCAAGCTGTTGTTTGATTCGGGGACGCCGTGCGCGCAGTTTACCCGTGCCTTTCAAAACTGGAACTATCTGCGCTATGAAACTTCGGCAACGGGCAGCACGCGTAATTTTTACAGTGTGCCTTTTAACTTTCCCGAAAACGAATACCTGCTGATTAATACCTTCGGTATGAACATGCTGACGGGGTCGGCTTCCGGGCGTCTGGTTAAAACACTGTGGGACTTTAATGCCGGCGTGTTGTATGCCGTGACTGACGGCTTTAGTAATCCGTTCGCCTTTTTCATGCCGGCAGTGTTTGCCAAGATAAACGCCTAAACAACAGTACAACAAGCCCGCCGCGAGCGGGTTTTTTATGGATTGAATTCAGGACAGATAAATGGCCAAGCAGACGATTAACTTAGGAATCGCGCCCAGCGGTGCGGGGGGTGATACACCGCGCTCCGCCAATATCAAAACTCAAGCAAACTTCGATGAGTTGTATGCACGAGATGCACTGCTTGGTACAGCTGCAAACGCTACATTAACTACGAGCAATTATGATTCCACAGTCGGGCGCGTACTCCGGGTTGGCGATTTCGGATTGGGCGGGGCAACTGGCGGGCCAACTGTAGAGCCAAACACCGCCTATATCCCCGGATTTGCGATCTATCCGGGGACCCACACTGGTGGACCTGTCCCCGGATCAGGTGGCTCATTGATTGTAAATTTATTAGGTGGATCTTATATCCAGCAAATTGCACAAACACCTGTTGATGCGAGCGCGAGTAATCCAGGGGTATACGTCCGGCATTTCACTTCATCCGGGTCACCCGGTCCTTGGCGTAAGTTTTATCACACCGGGAATACCACCGTCGCCGCTGACGGCACATTGAAGGCCATCTGAATGAAGGAATATTAAATGACCACTCGCGCAGCATTAAACATTCTAGGAAGTGACGGAAGTATCATCGATTTAACTTCCCTTGGTGCCTCCACGATAACCACAGAACACCCATCAACAGGGAAATATTTGGTCTTCGGAACACTCGGTATGGCCCCGCCGCCTTTGGGTTGGGGATACGTCGTCAACCAGATGGATAACAACGCGAGCGTTGATATCAGTTACACCGACCAAGTGTTGACCGTTGCGATTACGGTGGATGGCCAGCCGGCGAACCTACAGCACAGCATCACGTTACATGTTGAGGTAGAGGAAATCGTAATTGTTCCACCGCCTGCCGAGCCCCCTGCATTTGACCCGGCGGCCATCGCCGTAGCAGAACTTACAGCGCGTAATAGCAGCGCCGCCGCTCAGATCGTGCGCATTCAAGATCGAGTCGACACGCTCAGTTATGGCATCGATGCCGGCGAAGCGACCGAAGAGGATGAGGCTGAGCAGTCGGCGTTACTGCTTAACCTGAAAGCCTGGAAGGGTTACAAGTTCGCCCTGGGCAAAGTCACCGCCCAAGCGACGTGGCCCGCTGCGCCGGTGTGGCCACCCAAGCCCGCCATTCCTGAAATTGCGGCAGACCCCGAGACAGCCTAAACCGAAACTCACTGACAACTCTGCAGCATCCAATCACCCGCCATCGAGCGGGTTTATTTTTGCCCACAATCTGCAACCGGAGATTCGCCATGTCCTTTATCGTCATCAACACCAGCAACAACTTCGACCCGATCAACCATGAAGTCTTCGCCACGCCCGAAGAGGCGGACGTCCAAGCGCGCGCGATTGTCACCGCACAGCCGCAGGCCGTGGTCCGCACGGCGCAGCTGATCAATGCCTACAGCGCCCAGGTGATCATCACTGCTGAGCCCATACCGGAGTCCGATCCGGTCGACTGACAACACGCAACTCCCTGTACCCGCCAAGCGCGGGTTTTTTTTCATCTGGAGAAAGTAATGACCGCAACCGAGAAAGACCGTGACGTCCTCACACGCACCCTCTGGGCTGAGGCCCGGGGCGAAAGACTGATGGGGCAGATCGCAGTAGCCTGGACCATCCGCAACCGCGTGAACGACGGTAAGGACAAGTCGTGGTGGGGGGAGGGCTATGCCGGTGTGTGCCAGAAGCCGTACCAGTTCAGCTGCTGGAACAGAAACGACCCGAACTTCCCCTACTTGAGTGGCGCCAAGCAGATTCCCTTCCGCGAACTCGCGCAGGCGCGGATTGCCGCTGACCAGGTAATTGATGGAAAGGTGCCGGATCCCACCGGCGGTGCCACCCATTACTACGCGACCACGATGCCGAACCCACCGGCTTGGGTGAAAGGCGTCAAGCAGACGCTAGCACTCGGTCACCACGTGTTCTTCAAGGATGTGCCATGACTGCCTTCAGCAGATTGTCCCGTGTTTTGGCGACTGCCGAGGAAGGCAGCCTTTGGTTTGAGTGCCCGGGCTGCACGATGATGCATCGAGTCATGCACGGTCCGGGCTCAGGTCCGCGCTGGGGTTGGAATGGGAACGTCGAGAAGCCGACCTTCACCCCTTCGGTGCTGGTGCAATATCGCTGGTCTGATGGTGATCGAGTCTGCCATTCGTTCGTGACTGATGGCCAAATCCAGTTCCTGGGCGACTGCACTCATGCCCTTGCAGGCCAGACGGTGGACCTTCCACCTTGGGAGGATTAGCTATGACACCCGCTTCGCTGAAGTTGGCGCTGGTCGGAGTGCTGGCACTGGTGCTGGCCACGGCCGGTGGCGTGTGGAAGGTGCAGGGCTGGCGCTACGGCAAGCAACTCGCCGAGCAGGCCGGCCTGCATCAGGCCGACCTCACCGCTATCAGCAACGCGACCGCTGCCCAGGTTCGCGCCGATCAGGACAAGCGCCTGGCGCTTGAGCAGCGACTGTCGGCCAGCGACCAAACACATCATGAGACTTTGACCAATGCACAAAAAGACCAGGCTCTCTTGCGCGATCGCCTTGCCACTGCTGATCTGCGGCTGTCAGTCCTCATTGCCCAGGATTCAGCCAGTGGCTGTTCAGTGCCAGCCGGTACCGGCACCGGCGGCGTGGTTCATGGAGAAACGCGCGCCCGACTTGACCCAGCGCATGCTCAACGAATTATCGGAATCACCGACGCCGGCGACCAAGCACTGATCGCTCTAGCGGCCTGTCAGGCCTACGTCAAAGAAGTCTCAACACCGAAGTGAAAAGAGCGGCCGGGTCGGATGCGTCAACATCCGATCCGGCCGCCGTCCCTGCAGAACGTCCCTGCAAGTCCAGCCAAGGCTCTTGCTTCGTGCACAAAGCGAAGCGAGTCTGGCACCTGTTTATATATACAGTAAAGGTCTTGCTATCTATGTCTACACCCATCATCCCTTGGATGGGCGGCAAACGCCGCCTGGCCGACCGTCTCATCCCGCTGTTTCCACCACACGAATGCTACGTTGAAGTCTTTGCCGGCGGTGCCGCGCTGTACTTCATGCGCCCCCAAGCCGCGCCCGTGGAAGTCCTCAATGACATCAACGGCGACCTGGTGACGCTGTACCGCGTCGTGCAGAACCACCTTGAGGAGTTCGTGCGCCAATTCAAATGGGCGCTGAGCTCGCGCCAGGTGTTCGAGTGGCAGAAGATGACTCGCCCTGAAACCCTCACCGACATCCAACGCGCCGCCCGATTTTTCTACCTGCAGCATCATGCCTTCGCCGGCAAGGTGTCCGGGCAGACCTTCGGCACCGCGACCACCGGCCCGGCCATCAACCTGCTGCGGATTGAGGAAAACCTTTCGGCCGCCTGGCAGCGCCTGTCCGGCACCTATGTCGAAAACCTGCCTTGGCTGGAATGCGCGGAGCGCTACGACCGGGCCCACACCTTCCACTACATGGACCCGCCATACTGGCAGACCGCCGGCTATGGCGTGGACTTTCCGTTTGAAAACTACGAGCGCATGGCCGACTTCATGCGCCGCTGCAAGGGCAGGGTGATGGTCAGTATCAATGACCACCCAGACATCCGTCGGGTGTTTGAAGGGTTCCATTTTGAGACATTGGACATTCGCTACACCACGACCAATCAACGGCAGGGCAAGGCTGAGGTCAGTGGTGAACTGATTATCATGAACTGGAAGCCTGATGATCTAGGTGGTTTGTTCTGAGGTTTTCGGAGGTTACGAACGGTTGGCAGGACGCCGGAGGCGGGATTTGTTGCGGGGAATTCTTCCCCAAAACGCAACTGTTTGGACCAATGTTTATTGGGTTCTAAAGAGTCGCAAAAGGTACTGATTTTTTGGGCTGATTTGTAGCTCAAGGCCTTGATTCTAAAGGTCTTTGGCGATTCCTATGCGGCATCCCAGGCTTTGACACCGCAAAGTCATTTGGGCGTAATCGATGCTTGTACGTAGCGAAGGGCAGCAGCCGACCCATTGCGGGCACTCAGAATGATGCGAAGAGACGATTAACCTTTGTACGAAGCAGAACGATCCAGGGAGTTAAAGGCGACGTAGAAATGATCTGACAATCGATTTCGTAGCATCGCTTGTGTCTGAGTCATGAAACGTGTTCAGAGAATGCCAAATGCACTCGATGATCTCGTTTTGAGGCGTAGCGTTTTCGGCATCTGGGACAGAGGCTTCAAAAACATGGTGGCGTGTGTTGCCTGCATCGAACTCAAAAATGTACAGGAGCTGATCAACATTTAGCCCGGTTTCTTCTTGGAGTTCTCGAGCAGCAGCTCCAGCGACAGCTTCGCCAGTTTCTACTTTGCCACCAGGCAAAGCCCATTTTGACTTCGGTTTGCGAACGAGCAAGATATGCCTATCTCTCTCGCATATGACTGTAGCTCTGACTTTCATCTTTTGACCCGGAAGGCATGTCATTAAATTGTAATAAAAATGTCATCTTCAAGGCG